ATATCATGGATGCTGACGGTACCCGGCACGGTGTTGCCGTGGCCCGCCGCCGCAGCAGAGGGTGGTTTTTCGGCCTGGATCGGCAGGAAAGAGGCGCATTTTTGGCCCAGGACGACGTCAGGGCATTTTTGAGCCGCGTGCGTGATATGATCGGCCAGCAGCGGGCAGTGACCGGCGCGGAGCTGACCATTCCGGATTCGGTCCTGGACCTGCTGCGTCGGAACATCGACGACTACAGCAAACTGCTGCGCCATGTACGCCTGCGGCGGGTTCCCGGGACTGCGCGGCAGAATATCATGGGGACTATTCCCGAAGCGATTTGGACCGAGGCATGCGCGGTGCTCAATGAGCTGAGTATCGCATTCAGCCAGGCGGAGGTGGATGGCTACAAAATCGGGGGATTCGTGGCTATCTGCAACGCCACTAAGGCGGACAGTGACCTCAACCTGGCGTATGAGATCATCGACGCAATCGGACAGGGTATCGGGCTCGGCGTGGATAAATCAATCGTCTACGGTACGGGCGTTAAAATGCCGACCGGTTTTGTCACCCGTCTGGCGCAGACCGCAAAGCCCACCAACTGGGGCAGCAACCGCCGGCCCTGGGTGGACCTGCATACAAGCAATATTAAGACAATCACCGGGAAAAGCGGCGTCGCGCTATTCCAGACGCTGATTTTGGAGACCGGCGCGGCGGACGATACCTACGCAACCGAAGAAATGATCTACATCATGAACCGGAAAACCAAACGGATGTTGATGGCGGAGGCGCTGTCTGTCAACGCCGCCGGCGCTATCGTCTCCGGTCTGGGCAATACCATGCCCGTGCTCGGCGGGGAGATCATCACCGAGGGATTTATGGCAGATGGGGATATCGCCTACGGGTACGGGGAGCTGTATCTGATGGCGGAGCGGTCCGGCGGCCAGTTCGCTCAGAGCGAGGAGTTCCGGTTCGTTCAGGACCAGACCGTATTTAAAGGGACGGCACGCTATGACGGTGTTCCCCTTATTGCTGAGGCATTCGGCATCCTCAACATCAACGGCACCGCCCCCACCACCTCCGTGACATTCCCGCCCGACACGGCTAATGCGGAAAACCCTTGACGGCGTCCCTGGCATCGCTGGGGCTGGGGGCGCTGACTCTGACGCCGGCATTTGACCCGACAGTAACGGAGTACACAGCCAGCACGACCAACGCGAGCAACACCATCACCGCCTCCGGGGCGGCGGGCAGCACGGTGGCCATCACGGTCAACGGCGCCGCCCATGACAGCGGCGACGCCGCCACCTGGCAGACGGGCAGCAATACCGTGGTGATCACGGCCACCAACGCCACCGGCACCAGGACCTACACCGTGACGGTGACCAAGGGGGCCTGAGCATGACGGACGCAGACAGGCTGCTGCTGCTCCGGCAGGACCTGCAGCGCACCGGCACCATCCCCGGGGAGGACGACTATCTCACCCAGCTGCTCCAGGCATCCGCGGCCGGCCTGGAGCGGCAGGGGGTGCGGCCGGACGGCACGGCAGACTATGACCAGCTGGTGATCTCCACGGCGGCATGGCTCTACCGCAAACGGGTGAGCGGTGAGGATGAGCCGCGATTCCTGCGCCGGATGCGACTGGACCAGATTATCAGCCAGAGGGCGAGAGGGGGTGCGGCCCCGTGAGCAGCGTGATCCACGACGCGGGGCTGGCCCGATTCTACCGCCTGCGGCGGGACGAGACCGACCCGGAGGACCGGCCCCAGCCGGAGCCGGTTGCGGAACAAACCTTCGGCGAGCTGACCGTGGGCCTCACCCGATTTTATTCCGCCGCGGGGGTGAGCCAGCGGGCCGACCGGCTGATTGAGATATGGCGGGACACCTCCATCACCGTCCGGGACCTGTGCCGGATCGGGGATACCTGGTATCTCATCCGGCAGGCCGCCCAGGTAGAGAACGACGACGGGCTGCTGGTGACCAGGCTGACCCTGGAGGAGACCGACGGCAGCGCATGGGAGGGGGAGCAGGATGGGGATTGACAAAATCAGGCCCATAGACCTGACGCTCACGGTGCGGGAGGCCCTGGATGGATACTCCGCCCAGGTGCGGGAGGGCGTCGCCCAGGCCGTGGAGGCCGCCGGAAAACAGGCACTCCGGGACGTGCGGGCCAGGTCCCCGGTGAAAACCGGGGCATACAAAAAAGGCTGGCGGCTGAAAAAAAGCCGGGGCGGCGTCCAGGGCGACCAGCCGTCCGTCGTGGTCTACAACGCCGAGCGGGGCTACCTCACCCACCTGCTGGAAAACGGCCACCAGAAAACGAACGGCGGCCGGGTGGAGGGTATCCCCCACATCCGTCCCGCCTATCAGGCGGCGGAGCGCACCCTTGAGGCCGACGTCCGCAGGATTATCCAGGAGGCCGGCGATGACATTTGACGCCCTGAAATCCATCCTGGCCCCCACCGGCATCCCCTGGGCATACCACCACTGGGAGCATCCCCCAAAACCGCCCTACGGGGTGTACCTGTCCACCAGTACAGATAATTTCGAGGCGGACAACATCGCCTATGCCGTCATAGAGGGGGCGGCGGTGGAGCTGTACACCGTGGGCCGGGACAGCCGGTCCATGGCCCTGATCGAGGCCGCCCTGGACGGTGCGGAGCTGCCCTGGGAGCGGGATATCACCTACATCGAGGAGCTGCGGCTCTATCAGACACGCTATGAATTCGAGGTGTAACAATGGCAAACAGAGTCAAATTCGGACTGAAAAATGTCCACTACGCCCCCCATATCATCAGTGAGGAGGGCGAGCTTTCTTTCGGCACGCCCGTGGCCATTCCCGGCGGCGTGAGCCTCGCCATGGATCCCCAGGGGGACCAGAAGGAGTTTTACGCCGACGATGGGGCCTACTACGTGACAACCGCCAATAACGGCTACTCCGGCACGCTGGAGATCGCCCTGATCCCCGACCATTTCCGCAAGAGCATTTTGGGCGAGGTGGAGGACACCACTGCCCATGTCCTGGTGGAGAACGCCTCCGCGGAGCCGAAATCGTTCGCGCTGCTGTATGAAATCAACGGGGACCAGAAGGCCACCCGCCGGGTGATGTACAACTGCACGGTGGCACGGCCCGGCGAGAATGCCTCCACAACCGGCAGCACCAAAACGCCTCAGACGGACACCATGAACCTCACCGCCATTGCCCTGGCGGACGGCAAGGTCCGCGCCCGGACCACGGAGACCACCCCGGACGCCGTATTCAACAACTGGTACAAATCCGTATGGCTGCCCACAGCGGAGCCGGAGGTGTAGCCCATGGAGACCACCGTACTGATTGACGGGCGGGAGGTCCGGTTCCGGGCCACAGCCGCCGTCCCCCGGCTGTACCGCATCAAATTCGGGCGGGACATCATGGAGGATTTCCGGACCGTCCAGCGCGCCATGGAGCACGCCGGGGCGGGAAATGTGTCCAGTTTGGACACGGCCCAGGACGGGGAGGGCGGCGCGCCCGTCTCCCTGCCCCTGGAGGCCCTGGAGCTGTTCGAGGATCTGGCCTACATCATGGCCAAACACGCCGACCCCCAGGGGGTCCCCCGGGAGCCGGACGAGTGGCTGGAGCAGTTCGGCGCATTTTCCATCTACGGCATTTTCCCCGTCATCCGGGCGCTGTGGGAGAGCAACACCGCGGCGCTGGACGTGTGCAAAAAAAAAACGAGAGCCGTTGACCGGGAGGTGACCACACCCCTGCTGATGCTCCGGGCCGCCCAGCTGGGCATCCCGCTGCGGGACCTGGAGCTGCTCACCATCGGGATGATCAACGAGATGTACGCCGAGGCGGCCAACGATACCCTGGACTGGCCAGAGCTGGCCACCCAGGAGGATATGGACCGGTATCTCTAAATTGTCAAGACGGGAACCTGAACGACAAAAAAGAGCCGCCCTGCGGTATGTAGGGCGGTATACATGGGGGAACATGATTGCATCTATCATAGTCTGGTTGGGCGGAATAATTATGATTGTCGTTTTCGTAATTGAAACCCAAAAGCAAGTCGAGAAACTCGAAGAAGAAAAGGAAGCACTCAAGCGAAAATTTTCGATGGGCTATCAATCTAAGTTTTTTGTGTCGGAATATCTTTCCAAAATGGAGAGAGCCGCCCTTGACATCCTGGAGCACCAGGAGCCTGTAGACCAAACTATCATCCTATGGTGGGGACTGGATGGACTCCGCCTGAACGAGGACGGGGAACTGGAGTGGGTGAGCCGAAAGAAACCTAAGCTGATCAATCAGAATGTGTCGTACCAGCCATGTCAGTGTATTACGCCAATGCCGCAATACACTATGTGTCAAATCCCGCAGGAGCAGATAGACGCATTGGAATATCAAAATACGATGCTGCAGCGTCAGGCGGCACAAACCGCACAAAATATGATGATAGTCAATTCCTTGGCCGGATATTACAAATATTCGCCATGGATGCAATCACCGTACCAGTCACAGATGACACAATGCTGTTGCAATGTGTGGAGCCCATAAAACTAAAAATTTTCAACATAGGGCGTGAGAAATCACGCCGCCCCCTGAGAGGAGGAGCGCATGGCAGGCAACAGAATCAAAGGGATCACGATTGAGATCGGCGGGGACACCACAAAACTGGACAAGGCCCTCTCCGCCACCGACAGCCAGCTGAAAAAGACCCAGGCCGGGCTGCAGGACGTCAACCGCCTGCTCAAAATGGACCCGGGCAACACCGAGCTGCTGGCCCAGAAGCAGCGGCTGCTTGCCGACGCCGTGACCGGAACGAAGGATAGGCTGGACACCCTGAAAAAGGCCGCCGAGGACGCCGACGCGGCCCTGGCCCGGGGGCAGTCCTACTCGGCCAAATACGGACCCCTGCTCCGGCAGCTCAGCGAGGTGGACAGCGCCTATAAGACCCTCCGGAAGCAGAAGGAGGAAATGGACAAGGCCCTGTCCCTGGGTGAGATATCCACGGCGGAATATGAAAAATTCGACCGTCAGCTCCAGGCCACCGGCGAGGAGCTGAAGGAGCTGCGCCGGCAGAAAAAAGAGGCGGACAAGGAGTTCCAGGGGACCAAGCTGGACCAGGGCCAGTACGACGCCCTCCAGCGGGAGCTGGGATGGCGGCTCAGCCCCCTGCCCGCCTGCTTTGAGGAGGTCTCCCGCCTCTGGGCCTACCGGCACATCCTGCCCCAGCAGCACGTGCTGACGGCGGACACCGTCAGCTTCCTCACCGGCACCGGCAGCGGGAACAGCCACCTGGACCAGCTGGACGCCGGAAAGGTGGACCCGGCGATTCTCCTGGGCGTGATGCAGAGCGCCAGCGCCCAGGAGATTCCCAGCTTTGCGGACGAGTACATCCACAGCGTGGAGGAGGCCCTGGGCTCCAAGCCCTTTTGCCAGTACCTCATGCTCTCGCTTCGCTTCACGGCGGCCCGGTTCGCCGCCTCCCTGGGGGTGGGGCAGAAGGAGGCCTTCGCGCCTTTGACCTGCCTGGACCTGGTGGGGCGGAACGTGACGGCGGCGGTGGGGTACAAGGACCCCCACTATTTCAGCTTCCTGTTCAAGAAGACCCAGGGCTGCACGCCCCGGGACTACCGGGGGAGGCGCGCATGAGCCGCCGGGACTCCATCCAGAGCCGGATGCGCCGCATGGTGGTGGCCTCCTGCGGCTTCATGGCGGCGGTTCTGGCGGTGACGCTGGCCCTGGTGCTGGTTTACAACGGCCAGTACAAGAACCTCCTCTACAACGTGACCACGGCCTCGGAGTTCAACCAGGATTTCAAGGAGAACATCGACCTCAAGATGTATTACTACGTCATCGAGAGCCGGTACTCCGAGGGCCTGCCCATTCAGGAGGTCCAGGCGGCCCAGGCCCTGGCCAGGGACCTGCTGGACAGCACCAGCCAGAAGGACAGCCTCCAGGCCGTCACCAGCGTGCTGGACCTGTGCGAGAATCTGGAGGAAAAGATTTACCAGATTGAGCAGACGCAAAGTTATGACAGCCGGCAGATGCAGCTGGAAAACAACATCTACGTCCTCACCGCCCTGATTCAGGAGTACATGTACAACTACCTCTATTACGAGTCGGTGCGGCTGAACCTGCTGCTCCAGCAGATTTCCCGCCAGATCACGGCGGAGATCCTGCTGGTGGCGCTTCTGTCCGCCGTGCTGATCGCGCTGCTGGCCCGCTACAGCGTCCGCTTGAGCCGCTCCGTGGCCCAGCCGGTGGTGGACCTGAGCCGCCGGGCGGAGGACGTCATCGGCGGCGACCTGACGGTCCGGGAGCCGGTCCGGTCGGAGACCTATGAAATTCGGACCCTCAGCGAGGGCATGGAGCAGATGATCGCCCGGATCAACGCCCAGATCCAGGAGATCACCCAGAAGCAGACCAGCCTCCGCAAGGCGGAGCTGGCGCTGCTCCAGGCCCAGATCAACCCCCATTTTCTATACAACACCATGGACACCATCATCTGGCTCATCGAGGCAGACCGGCCCCAGGCGGCGGTGGAGATGGTCTCCAACCTCTCCAGCTTCTTCCGCCACTCCCTCAGCCGGGGGGAGGACATCATCACCCTGGGGGAGGAGGCGGACGCGCTCATCCAGATCACGGACGACGGCGCGGGCATGACCCCGGCGCGGCTGGAGGAGCTGAACCGGGCCATTGCCAGCGGGGAGCGGGTGGACTATATCGTCCTGATGCCCATCAGCGAGAGCGGCTGGGACTCCGTGCTCCAGGAGGCCAAGGAGGCGGGCATCCCCGTCATTCTGGTGGACCGCATGGTGGACGTGGAGGATGAGAGCCTCTACGCCGCCCACATCGGCTCCGACTTTCTGAAGGAGGGACGGCTGGCCGTGGCCTGGATGGAGGACGCTTTCCGGGAGGCGGAAGACCCCGTCCGCGTCATTCACATTCAGGGTACCCTGGGCTCCACCGCCCAGCTGGGCCGGACGGCGGCGCTGGTGGAGAGCCGGGCGTATTGAAAAAGGCCGGGAACGGATGTCCTCATCCGGTCCCGGTCTTTTGCTATCCGCTGATTCGCGTC